TAGCTGTTGATTGTGGTATACCTAACTTCTTTGACCACTCTTCATTAGTTAACACAGCTTTGTGTCTCATCTTTGCTAACACATCTGGCAACTGAGTTCTCATTCTAGATAATAAACTATTATCCATAATACCTGTAAGAGATACACCTAGTAATCTTTCTTCTTCTGTATTAGTTTGCCATCTCTTACGTAGATAACCAAAGTCTGTAAGTGTAGCTTGTATTGTACCTAGTATTGTAGCTACTTCTATTTTACTATGTAATGTTTCTTCTGTATCTGTAGGTCTTACAACCACTTCTGTAAGATTACAAAACTGATTAGGTCTTAATATAATTTCACTACAAGGATTAGTACCAAAGTCCCAATCAGCATTACGTCTACCATTTTCTCTAGCTTTTTCTTGAGCAGATTTTCTATTAAAGATACCACGTTCACCAGATTTACTTTCATATAATGCTAACCATTCTTTCATAAAAATACCTGCATCTGGTTTTTCTGTATATGCTACAGAGTTATTAGCTAATGCTCTTTCTGGATTAGTTTCCCACCATGCACCAGACTTAGCAACTCTTAATCTCTGGTCAGATAAATTAGACAGAGATATAAGAGCTGACCTACGCACACCACCTACTACCACCACTTCTCCTGTTTTACAAACAATATCATGACATTCCATAGAAGATAATTTTCTACCTCTAGCATTCTTAAACTTGTCAATAGTAAAATCAAACAAGTTAACTAAAGGTTGAGGACCACTTGCTCTACCACCAAATGTTTTTAATCTAGCACCTGCAGGTCTAACTTTGCTTATATTTATTTTAGGTATTCTACATGTATATAAATAAGATACTAAATCTTTAAATGCTCTTGCCCAACCTTCTTTTGAATCATTAACAGAAACAACATCATCTGTCTTTTCAAACTCTTTATCTGGTATAGTAGGTAATTTATCTATGTATTGTCTTTCAACAGAAAAACCTACACCTGTACCATTCATAAGTATATATAATACTTCATCAAATGCTTTTGGATTATCAATAGGTATGTAAGAACAATTATATCCTGCTATGTTTTCTCTTTCTAATGCAGCACCTGCAGTCATCAATGCTCTCATAGATGGCATAACAGATAACCCTATGATACTATCTTCTATTCTTCTCCATACTTCACTATCTAATACTACACCTAAGTTTTTATCTAAATGACCTTGCATAAAATTACTAAATCTAGATACTGTTTCTATCCATGTCTCTCTTCTACCTTCATCAGGCAACCAACGTGCATATCTAGATGCATGAATAAATGTCTGATACTCTGTTGGTAAATAATTATTCCCTGCCATAATCTTTCTCCAATATTAATTCACAATAATGTATTACTTTCTCAATGTCTCTTGCACCTTCACCTTTTCTTCTGTGTCTTGTAATATACTTTACTACATTACCTTCAAGAAAGGTAAGATTATTTTCTACAATATAATCAACAGGTTGTATCTTACATGTCTTGTAATGGTCACCACCTACCTGTCTATCAGTAGCAATCCTAGCTTCTTTTTCTATGTTTGTTTTCTTAAAACCTTTTACACTTTTTACTGTATCTGCAATAGCTTTATCCATCAATCCCATTTTATTCCCCTATTTACTGTTTAATACTGCATTAATTTTTTGTCTAACAAATTTAATTTCTTTAGAGTGTATCACTTTATAAGCAAATTGTCTAGTATAATTTGAACTTAACCCTGCTTGTTCACAAACAAATTCAAAGTTATCACATGTAACTCCTACACTACAAAAAAACCAAGCTACTGCTCTGTTCCTATTTAAAATAGAAATAGATGATTCTTTTTTTTCTTTAGGTTTTGTTGCATCTAATAAAGCTTGAAATATAACAGCAAGAAATAATTTTCTTTCTGGTGATTCACTTTTCTTTACAGTTGCTAAAACTGAAACCTCTAAATCAATTGTCCTTTTCATTATTTACTATAGTATGTAACATCTCTATTGCATCATTAGCTTCAGATGCTTTGTGTACTAATTCAATTACATCTTCTACAATCTTAGGATGTTCTCCTACACCTACAGGATTGTTAATATGTATCTTAATATTTGCTAAAGCTTTATCTCTCTCTGCTGTATAGTGAGACATAACTGCTTCTAATATATGTGCTTTTATTGCCATTTTATTTCCTTTACCAATTTGTTACTTCTTCTACATCAGGTGTTCTATTTACCTGTGTAAGAAACCTTTTACCTTTCGCATAATTAAATACACGAAGTCCTTTACCTTCATTAACATCAGACCAACACAATCTTTTATGAGAGCAATAAACACAACCAATAGCAAGCTTCCTATTGCCACTGCTCCCATCAGGAACATCAGAGTAGCATCTATCAGGTGGTCTATTTTCATCCAAAGTTTGTTTAAGATATTTAACCCTATCTTTAGCATTTATCATCTCCACAGAATGTACTTTTGTTAAACATATATCTCCATTTTGTTTATCTATTGCTAGAAAAGCTGCTTCATTTACACCATTACCTTCTGCATAAGCAGATATTTGAGGTATATAACCAAAGGGGTCATCAACAGATAATGTATTATTTTTAAATTTAAGAAAACTTTTACCAGATGCACTCTTACAATCAACAAGAACTCCATCTATAAAACAATCTTGATGTCCTTTTACTCCTTCTATTTCTACTTCTTTTTGTTGAGCACTAACTGTATGCCCTGCTAATTTTGTAAATAATATTAAGACTTCTTCTAATAAGTGTCCATAGAAAAATTTTATTCTTAGTGAAGGATTTAATTTTTTATCTTCGTGTTCTGTATGTTTATCATACCATAGTTGCCTAGCAGGTTTACCTATAGCTGATAACCTTAAATTTCTTTTAGGTGTATGTTTTTCATCTAATAATATCTTTATAGTATTAGCTACACCATCTGTAAAATCTTTTAGATGTTTATCTAAATCTTTTATATTATTTTTTTTATCTAAATCAAATAGAGAATATATATCTTCTACTAAAGTATCTATATTTTTTTTCATAAAATAAATATGGGGATACCTTATGATACCCCCATAGTCCTTTCTTTAATTAAGAAGCAAAAGATACTTCAGCATCTTCCTTTGCTACAAATCCATCTGGTACAACATCAAACGCATCTTCCATATCATTTTGATAAGGAATAAGATTTGTAACTTGCACTGCACGTAAGTCTGCATTAGTTCCAGACCTACCTTTGTACTCCCAAGTGTATGTAGAATACAACACACTTACTTCAGAGCCATTACCAATTAAGGTATCTTTCATAGCTCTCTTTTGAGAATCCATTAGAGTTGGAGCTTTGTTATAATCTCCATTCTTTCTCCTAACATTTCTCTTTATGCTGACAAAGTCTCCTCTGTCATCATTCTTATTCTTGATTGTAAGACCATCAGCTTCAGCAATCTTCTTGTTCTTCTCATCTAAGCTAACGTCTATACTCCAAGTACCATCACTATCAAATGTAGTGTTTGGATTTATTAATGAAGCCCAATAGGCTTTTCCCTGTATTACGGACATTTATTTGTCTCCTTTCATAGTTAAAAATATAATTATAGCAAAACATATACAATATGTCAAGCACTTTCTTTAAAAGCTTTTATTACATCAGAAGAAAAAAGCTTTTGTATATTTAACAAATACATACGAGATGCATTGTTATCTCCCCCTGATACTGATTTTTTATTATCTAAGTTTTTAATTATCTTTCTTAGACTATCTGTTTTAAAAACCAAAGTAGCAAAAGTTTCTTCACCGATACAAAGATTGTGAAACCAATAGTCAGATGTGGTAGCATCAATACCACTAGGTTTACCATAACATTGATACTCTATTGCAATATTACCTGTTCGCTGCCACATATCTCTTTCAGATTTCACTTCAATCTTTTTGTCTTGTAACATAGATGCTACATTCTTCTCTCTTACTTTTCCGTATTGTAAATCTATATCAAACTTTTTACGATTTTCAATACTTGGTTCTAATGAGTTTCTGCCCATGTTTTTCCCACCTTATGTTCGTTATCTAATGGACAACGCATTTGTAATTGTTTCTCAGTATCTTTCATAGCATACTTAGTTATCTTACAAAATGCCTGCACATCTTTGTTTACAACCTCAAACTGATATTCATCATGAACACTAGCAACTAACTTTACATCTAAGTTAGAAGACGTAGTTCTTTTCATAATGTTTACCAACCACAACTTACACACAACTGCTCCTGCACCTTGTATTAAAGTATTAAGAGCAGAGTGTGGACTACGTGTACGCAATAACCTACCATCTATGCCTTTTATAACACCATGTTTTTGAGCAGTATTAGTTACAATATCACGTACACGTTTAAGGGATGGCATACTTTTTAAGAATCTATCTATCAACACCTTTCCCTCTTTTGAACCTCCTCCTACTATCTGACCTATCTTTGCAGGACCTGCACCATACATAAATGCATAGATAAAAGTCTTTGCTTGGTCTCTATCTGTAAGACCTGCCATATTCATGTTATGAGTATGTATATCTCCAGTTAGTAGGGTATCAGTAAACTGTTTATCATTCATTAAGTGAGCCAGACATCTAAGTTCTAATCCACTAGCATCTGTGCCCACTATGGAATGAGTATATATATTACCTACTGTCCAACACTCTCTACATTCTTTACCATAGGGAGACCGAACAGCAGGTATCTGAGCCATATTAGGACTATTGTGTGCCATTCTACCTGTTATAGTTTTCAGTGTCATTACTTTACCATGCACTCTACCAGTTTTATCGTTAAATGATTCAATCCATGACTTGATTTGTGCAACACGTTTTTGTAATAAAAAGAACCTTGAAAACTTTTTAGCTTCAGGTATATCAATAGTATCTAATACATCTTCATTTACAATTACACTACCTTTATCTGTAAACTTTTTAGGTTTCCAACCTATAGCCATAAGTCTGTTAGCTATCTGCTGTCTAGAACCTATATTAAAAGGTATGTATTTGGTCTTTGTTTTTAGTTCTACTTTCGTAGGTTCAAACCTTTCTATTGCCCACTTTTCTAACTGACTGGCTTCATCTGACAGTTGTCCAAGTAGCAACATTGCTTTCTTTATATCTAAAGCAAATCCATTTTTTTCTTGTTGGTCAAGTATAACTTTTACTTGATGTTCTAAATCAATAGATGACTTAGAAAAACCTCTACCTTCTTTTTTCAAATGCTCATATAACTTGTGAGTTATATCTACATCCTGTATACAATACTTTCTTAAATCTTCTGTATATTTTGAGAAGCTACCTATATCTCCTTTAGGAAAATTAAATCTATCTCCCCATGCTTTTAATCCATGACCACCTTCTCTCATAGGATTAAATAACTGTGATAATATTAATGTATCTAATACTTGTGATGGTCTAATAGTAGTGCCTAGTAATCTATTTAGAACAGGAGCATCAAAAGATAAACCATTATGCATTATAAATGTATCTACATTCTTAGACCAATTTTTAAAACCATACATAATACCTGGGTCCCAAGTAGTTATAACATTAGTATCTATATCTTTAGCAACGATACAATGTATTGTGCTAGGATTAAAACCATCTGTTTCTATATCAAGAACTACTTTCAAAATCTATCTCCTGTTGTTTATTATCTTCTTTATGACCCCAATAAACTAAATGAAAAGCATCACAATTAGGACAAGATAAGTTTGTAACGATAGTATGGTCTTCATTATCTTCACAATCATGGTCTCCACCCCATATTAATTCTGTTCCACAATTATAACACTTCATTAAAAAGGTACCTCTTCTTTATTTTCTACATTATACTCTGCTTCATAAGGATTGTCAACCTCTGTTAATCTACCTGTGTCTCTATTATAATACAAGTGTGTAGCTATACCTGTTTCTCCTGTGTATCTATTCTTTAGAATACGAATGGTTGTAGTATTAGCTTCATCTCCCTCTGCTTGTTGATTTCTTTCTAGACCTATTACACTATCTGATAAGTGTGCAATAGATGCAGAACCTCTAAGATGTGATAATGTTATCTCCTTACCATTTTCATGACCAGAATCACCTGCAGGTCTACGTAAATGTGATACAAGTAA